ATTTCCCTACGGCATTAACTGATGCAGAACTCGCTGCCCTAACAACTATTTAAGATGAGTACATTTAGAAAATACGGGTTTCATAACCCAACAGAGTGGGAAGCGGCTAAAGCCCTAATCACCGAAACGATTGAAACACCCGAAGGTGAACAAGAGGTGTACACCGATGCTGTGGTAATGGTCGTAGAATTAGGCAACCTTTGCGAGACTTGGGGAGAAGATGAAGAAGGCAACCCTATCTGTGAGGTTACAAGCCCATTATATAGCGTTGATGTCCTTTGGACTAACGAACCTTTAGCGGCTTGGGATAGTGCTATTGTATGGCCAGTCCCCGTAGGTATTCACACCTTTGGAGCGAAACACGCTGCGGAATATGCTAAAGCGTACTGCATCGCTAACCCAGATGCGGAGTATTGTAATCCACCTGCACCAGAGGAATTATAATGAACGACAAGAACTACATACCATCTCGTACTTCCCCTAAAGGGGGAAGGCGAGGTTGTTTGTGTTGGGAGACCTCAACATATTCAATAGACTGTTGTGATGGTTCAGTAAGAGCGCAAGGTGTAGGGTCAATCTATTTAACAGATGAAGAATGAAGTTAAGCGAGAATTTAAGCATTGCGGAAGCGACCTACTCTGCGACTGCTTTACGCAAAGGGATTGTAAACAAACCAACAGTCACTCATCTAATCAGTTTGAAGGCAGTAGCCAACAATATCTTTCAACCTTGTCGCAATCACTTTGGAAAGCCATTAAGAGTTACCTCTGGTTATCGGTCAAAGGAGTTGAATAAAGCCATAGGCGGTGCTAACAACTCACAACACTCAAAAGGCGAGGCATTGGATATGCAGTCTACAAGTGGATACACGAATCGTGAACTCTTTATGTTCATCAAAGACCACCTAACCTTTGACCAACTCATAGGTGAGTTCCCAGATAATGTAGGTGAGTTCGCTTGGGTACATTGCAGCTACAAAGAAGAGGGTAATAGAGGTGAGGTACTGATAGCATACAAAGAAGACGGAAAAACAAAGTACACAAAATGGTAAAGCGTTGTTTAAGNAATCTCAAGGAGATATTCCTCTATGCTGATAGTCAGCCTACGGAAATAATGTTAGGTGCGTTAAACTTCGTCCTATTACTTCCTGCAACCATTATAGAGTTGGGTTGGATACCTGCGTATCAAATCTATGGTATGGTAGTGGGTTTCTATCAGCTCTTTGCGGTGGCTCAAAAGAATATAAATATGAGGAAGACTGCCTCATTACTCTCATTTACAGTCTTTAGTACAACCGTAACATTTTACGCTCTTGAAGGTTATCTTAATAACTCTGCTTCGCATTGGGGTTGGGTAGTCTTATGGCTATCCTCGTTGAGTAGTGTTAAAAGAGTACACGCAGAATACTGGCATAGACAATGGAACAACAAGGCATAATCATAGCGGTAGTAGCCGCACTAACCTCTGGAGCAGCTTGGAAGTTTTGGGAGGCAAGACTTAAAGCAAAGCAACAAGAGAAGGAGATGGATAGAGAAGAGGACTTTGCCTATCGTGATGACCTTAAAAGTCGTGTACAACGATTGGAGGACTTGCTTACTGAAAGCAATGAAAAGGTATTAGCTTTGACGGCAGAGGTACACGCTCTACGAACGGAGGTACACTTCTTGACTAAAGAAAACGAAAGACTTAAAAACATACGATGAACGACACCGACTTTGGATTCTCAAACGACTTTGAGGACTTTGTAAACGACCTAACAAACGATACTGCTAACGACAAGGCTTGTTCTATTGACAACCCAGATTGCGAGGCTTGTGGCAGTTAAGTGGTGTGTAACTGAACCAAAGGAATGTACTTGTAAAAAGAATTGTAATGAACCCACTAATAACAAAACTACTCGGAAAAAGCGCACAGGAGACGATAGAAGCCGTTTCTAATGTCGTAGATAGGTATGTATCCACTCCAGAGGAGAAAGCCGCTATAAAGGCTTCTATTGAGTCCGAGATAAGTTCTCGTTGGAGAGCGGATATGAAAAGCGACAGTTGGTTAAGCAAGAATGTAAGACCACTAACCTTGATTGTAGTGATTAGCTTTCTGGTAATTACCACCTTCTTTGATGGGTTGGGCTACCTACAGGTAGACCCTGCTTGGATAAGTTTGTGGAATATGTTAAGTGTAACAGTTGTAGGTGGATACTTCGCAGTACGCTCTCTTGATAAGAGAGGTAATGTTAAGTAGTCGTTGATAACTTTTGGTGTTTAAGTTTGGTGGGTTATCCCACCTTTCTTTTTTTATATATATATATTATATATAGAGATATTATATATAGTAATATATAGAGACCTATAGGTCTCTTATTATATATATAGAGATATAGATATATTTATATATAGAGGCATTCGCCTCTTTTTTTTTGTCCTCTATGTTGTATGTAAACAATTTTGTGTACATTCGTATCAAATCAAAAACACAATTATGGATATTAAAGACCAATACTTGGAACTATGTGAGGCTCGTGTAGAGGCACTTGCAAATGAAGTTAGACTCCTCAAGGAGTTCATCATTAGAGACTATGCCACCAAAGGCATATCTGGAACAATGGCAATGGATTTATTTAAAGCGTTCAAAAAGAATAATGAAGACAATAGTCAAGATTAAGCAAACTGAATACCCAGAACAATATGAAATCAATGAAACAACAATCCAAGACTACTTCTACTTACACTTCGGATTCCCCGATGACAGGAGACTACACGCAAGACACAACTATGCACACCTCTCCAAGTACCACACAAAAGAAATTGACACCAAGCTACTATTTAGGTAAGTACAAGGGCATTGAGGCTTTTGATGTATGTATGGATTTTGCAAGAGACTCTTACAATATGGGTGTAGCTATCGCCTACCTACTTCGTGCAGGTAAGAAAGAGGGTAACCCCAAGTCGCAAGACATAAGAAAAGCTATCCACCATTTAGAAAAAGAATTAGAGTATGAAGAAAGATTTAAACCTCTCCCTCACGCTACCGAAGACAATAAGTCTTAACGCACTCTACGCAGGTAAGCATTGGACATTTAGAAAAAGAATAAAAGATGAATATAAAAAAATCGTTGAAGAAGAACTGGCTCGTTACGACCACCATATTGCAGAGAGTATGTCTATCCATATTAGGTACAACACTCGTGCCGATGTGGACAATCTTGTACTTGTCTCAAAATTTACTGCTGATACTCTCGTTGCTAACGGATGGATTGCTGATGACAATCCTAAACACTATCACAAGCTCACTATCACTTTTGACCAAAGCGTTGAAAAAAATTATTGTGAAGTTGAGGTTAGATTAAAGGGAGCAACCTTGCGAGTATAAACATTTTTATTAACTTTGAACTATTAACTAAATTATATCACGATGACTAAAACATCTATTGTAAAGGACATTAAGTCCGCAGGAGAGCCTTACAACGGGCAGTATGGAACACTCTATGGGTTCTATGTAACATTTGAGAACGGAGACAATGGTAAGTACAACTCCAAGTCCGCAGACCAGAACAAGTTCTTGGTAGGACAAGAGGCTACTTACGATTACATCCCAAGAGAGTACAACGGCAAGACCTACTACACGGTCAAGCCCGTTAACCCTCAATACGCAAATGTAGCCCCTTCTAACGGCACATCTGCTCCAAGTGGTACACATACCTCTAAAGACGAATCAATCATTCGCCAAACGGCTCTCAAGGCTGCAGCCGAGATTGGTGGAACTCCGCAAGTAGTTATTGCGAATGCACAACTCTTTGCTGATTGGGTAATGAAGAAAGGCGCAGCCCAAGCCACTTCAACTCATCAGCAACACTTTCAAGGTAGAGAAGAACCTCAACCAGTAGCGGATGGTTTGCCATTCTAAAGAAAGTAATATATTAGGGGAGGGCATTTGCCCTCCCTTTTTTAACCAAAATACACTATGTCTAAAATATCTTATGCCGATGTCTTTGGTAAACTTGACGATGTCCGAATGGGTAAAGTCAAGGAAGGACTAAAGTTCGGTCAATGGAATTTAGATGCTCACCTACGATTTAAAAGAGGCAATTTCAATGTAGTATTAGGACACGCAAATGTTGGTAAGACCTCCGTTATGTTGTACCTAATGTTGTTACAAACGATTGTCAATGATGTCAAGTGGTTAGTATTTAGTTCCGAGAACACACCAGTATCAATAGCAAAGAAACTATCCGAGTTCTTCTTGGGTAAACCCATTAACAAAATAGACGAAGACGAGTTCCAGATGGCTCTTGATTTAGTACAACGCTACTTTATTATAATTGACACCGATAAGAAGATGTACACTTACAAGGAATTGATTGAGGAAGCTACAGACATCTATCACGAAGAGGGCTTTGATGGTTTTTTGATTGACCCCTACAATTCTTTAGTGAAGGACAAAGAGATGTTCAAAACACTTGGAGGTCACGAATATGATTACGAAGTTAGTACCCACTTTAGGAATTGGGCAAAGCAACACGATGTAAGTATATGGTTGAATGCTCACGCAGTAACCAATGCTTTAAGAATGAAGCACTCCGCAGGACACGAGTATGCAGGTCACCCTATGCCACCAAGCGCAGCAGATATTGAGGGCGGTGGTAAGTTTGTAAACCGAGCTGATGACTTTGTAGTTATACATCGTTATATTCAGCACCCTACGGAATGGATGTACAACCAAGTACACATAAGAAAGGTGAAAGAGGTGGAGACTGGTGGTAGACCAACCCCATTAGATGAGCCTATACGCTTTAGGAGTATCCCTAACAATGTAGGCTTTGAGATTCACGGAGAGAACTT